TTGCCTCTCTCCCTTGGATGGTGAAGCAAGACTTTGAAGGCAACACACGCAATGCCGCAGCTCACCCAATCAATCAGCTCATCCACTCCCCAAATGGGATTATGACTGACTTTAACTTCCGTGAGACTTGCCAGGCACATCTTTGTTTGCATGGTAATGCTTTTATAGCTATCAAGCGCAATGAAGCTGGGCAGCCTATAAAGTTGATACCAGTGCATCCTGATAGAGTTCAGGTGAAGGTCTACAAGGATGAGAAGTTCTACACCATTGATGATGGCAAGGAGACTTTTGATGATACCGAGATGATCCACATACTTGGACTCTCTTTTGATGGTATTGTAGGCAAGAGCGTGATTGAGGCAGCAAGGGAAAGCATAGGTTTGGGATTGGCTGCTGACCAGTTCGGTGGTAGCTTCTTTGGAAACGGTGCAAACGTGAGTGCCGTGCTTACACACCCTGGTAGATTGTCTGATGAGGCCTACAAGAGATTGATGGCCTCATGGCAGCGCAGATACTCAGGTTTAGACAACGCACACAAAACTGCAATTTTAGAGGAAGGCATGAATCTCACCAAGGTGAGCATCTCACCTAGTGAGAGCCAATTCTTAGAGACACGCCAATTTGGTGTGGTAGATATTGCACGGTTCTTCCGGATACCTTTGGCTTACTTAGGATCATTGGAGAACAGCTCAACAAGAGCGAACATAGAGGAGCAAGGAATACAATTCCAGCGCAATACCATCCTACCTTGGGTGAAGCGTTGGGAGGCAGAATTTAACCGCAAGCTTTTCCCTAATGGGAATGACTACTACATCCGCTTTAATATGGATGGGTTGCTGCGTGGTGACATCACAAGCAGATATAGCAGTTATGCTACAGCACGCCAATGGGGTTGGTTGAGCGTTAACGATATACGCAAGTTTGAAGGCTTGGATAACATTGATAATGGAGATACTTACCTCCAACCGCTGAACATGGTAGATGTTGCAACGGATAACACTGATGATGACTAATGCCGTACACTGAATATCCACAAGCAGCAAGTGACAACGCACAACGTGCTTTGGACTTCCGTGAGGAGAATGGTACGGATTGTGGCACTCCGGTGGGGTGGGCAAGAGCCAATCAATTGGCTGGCCGTGAGTCTATCAGCGATGAGATTTTAGTGAGAACCTACTCATTCTTGAGCAGAGCCAAGGTCTATGACCAAGGAGACTTCACTGATGAGGATGGCAAAGAGATTTGTGGCTCCATCATGTATGCTGCATGGGGAGGTGATGAGATGCTCAGATGGGCAAAAAGAACTGTTGAACAAATGGGAGAAGATAAAAAAGAACGCCACATCAAATCAGTTGTTGAGACTGATGAGGAGATTGTGATCACCTTTGGAAAGGGTGAGATGGTTGATGAGAGTGGCTATAAAGAAGAAGATCGTGCAGAGCCTGATGAGTTAGTTATTGGGGATTTTGTACGCTGGGGAACATCAGGCGGTAATGCTTACGGTAATCATTCAAATAGAAAGAGATGGAGAGCTTGAGGCAGATAGTGGTTTCACAATCACTGGCACACCTGACAATCCAGGTGCTCTCATCAGAATATACCGTTACTCTTCAGAAGAGGAAGCGTATGTTGAGCGCAAGCCAGCACTCAACGTGGTTCATTTGTTCTCAACGCTTGAGAAGTTTGATGCCGAGGTTAGAAGCCACAAGGCCATCATTGAGAAGCGTGAGTTTAGAATGGAAGAGGCTCAATACGAGGGCCAAACCATAAGAGGCTATGCTGCTGTGTACAATAGTGATAGTGAGTGGATGGGAGGCTTTTACGAGCAGATCGCTCCTGGTGCCTTTGATGGTGTTATGGACAATGATGTGCGTGCCTACTTCAATCATGATGAATCACTTTTATTGGGTAGAGTATCAAGCGGTACATTAAGAATATCTACCGATGCAAGAGGATTGTACTATGAGGTGGATATGCCAAACACATCCTATGCTAATGACTTGATAGAGTTAATGAAGAGAGGTGATGTGAATCAAAGCTCTTTTGCCTTCTTGATTGAGAATGATAGATGGGAAGAGCGTGATGGCAAGACTTATAGAATCATAGAAAAAGTATCAAGGCTTCTTGATGTATCTCCGGTAAGCCAACCAGCTTATCCTGATGCGACAAGTGAGCTAATGATGAGAAATAATACACCTGAATCAGAAGGTGCTGAAACTGAAGCCAAGGCTGAAGTAGAAGAAGTTACTGATAATGAAATCTTTGAATATAAACTAAAAATCCTAAAATTAAGTTAAGATGAAAAACATTGAACTTAGAGGAAAGCGTGCGCAGCTCATCAAAGATGCTGATGCTATTGTAGCTGCTGCACAAGCTGAAGGTCGTTCTATGACCTCCGAAGAAAAAACAAAGTTTGAAGCTATTGAAGCAGATGCTCGTGGCTTTAAGCAAGAGATTGACATCATTGAGCGTAATGCTGAGATGAAGAAAGAATTAGCTGCTAATGAGGGTGAGGCTCGTGCCGCTGCTCCTAAAGCAACTGCTTCTTCTGCATTTAGCAAGTACTTACGCCATGGTATGGGTTCTTTGAATGCTCAAGAGCGTTCTATGATCCAAAAGCGTGGTACTGCAACGCAGATTGCTGGTACTGATTCATTAGGTGGGTTCTTAGTACCTCAAGAGTTCAGCAATGAGCTTGATGTAGCTACTTTGTTCACTGGTGAAGTTGAGCGTTTGGCTAAAAAGTTAAACACTGCTTCAGGCGGTTTGTTAGATTACCCAACGGTTGATGATACTGCTACTGATGCAAACCTTGTAGGTGAAGGTTCTGCTGTAACTGTACAAGATATGACTTTTGCTAACGCTCAGTTATCTGCTTACAACTACAGCTCTTTGGTTAAGGTATCTCAGCAATTGTTGCAAGATTCAGCGTTTGACCTAAACAGCTTCTTAGTAGAGGCTATGGGTGAGCGTATTGCTCGTGCTACTAACGCTGCATTCACTACCGGTACTGGATCATCTCAGCCACAAGGTATTGTGACTGGCTCTAGCTTGGGTAACACTGCTGCTGGTGCTGCTGCAATCACTGCTGATGATGTACTAGACCTTATCTACTCAGTAGATGCTTCTTACCGTAACAAAGCAAGCTTTGGATTGATGGCGCATGATAACATCATCGCTGCGGTTCGTGCTTTAGGCGTAGGTGCTACTAATGACTTCCCAATCTTTATTCCTTCAATGGAAGTTGGGCAGCCTGACCGCATCTTTGGTATTCCAGTATATGTGAATAACGATATGCAGAGCTCTATTGCTACAGCTAC